TTGTGCGGATTGACCAGCTGGTGGTGGCCTTGGGGTCGGACGTGGCCAAGTCTTCAGCTGCGTTGGAGAACCAGATCCGTGGCTGGCTGAAACAGCAGGGCTGGAAGCACGGCAAGAAACAGATCGCTGGTGCGCGCCTGCCTGGCTATCACCGCCCGGATGTGTGGCCCCCTGTGGCTGCCGTGGTGGGCCTGGACCAGATTGACCGCGACAGCCAGGCGCAGGAGGCCGATGCGGCCGCTGCACCGCCCCAGGCCCCTGCGGGTCAGGCGCAAGCCGAACCTTCGGCGCCACTGTCGCCTGCATCCGAGTGGGTGCGGGACCAGGCCAACGACGACACGCCCTTCTGACCGATGCAGCACGTTCGTCCATTTCTTCAACCCATGGCAGCGCCTGAAACGCGCTGCACTGCCCACACAGGGAGAGGCGTGATTCGCGCCTGTGTGGTCGCCAGGGCGATGGTGCGCCCGGCCTGCGGTGCAGTGGCGGGGATGGGGCTGTCTGCGCCCATGACCTGAAAGTGTCCAAGTGTCCACGGTGTCCAGCGTTTTGCTGGGACTGTGTGGGTAATGCCAATCCCTGGTTTCAGGGGTTGAAGCCGCTGCATTGCCCAGGCGACACGTCAACCGCTGTCCACGTTGGTTGCGGTGCGGGCGTGGGCAGGCAGGCGCAGGCAGCGGGCACAGGCGCGCGTGCGCGAGCCCTCGGGCGGATTCCCGCAATCTCTATAGAAAAGGGTGGACAGTATGGACAGTTGGACAGTTCAAAAGCAGCAAGGGGCAGCAAAAGATGTGGATGAAGAGCTGCGGTTGATTAAAACGGCCATGCCACAGACCTATGAGTCCATCCAGCGCAAGGCGGCGCAGTTGGGCAACGGTGTGTACAGCATGGTCCGCCGGGGTGTGATGGGCCGGCCGAATTGCTTTTGGGCGATGGAAGGTGGCCGGGTGGTGGGTACGCCGTTTGCCGACAGCCACCCGGTGGCGGCAGTGGTGGCGCAGAGCCTGGTGCAGTTTGGCAGTGCACACGTGTGCATCATCGCTGAGCCCGTGAAGGCGGAGGGCTGAGCCATGGCACGCCTGGAACACATCAAGCAGCGGCTGAACAACTGGGCCATGTGGCGGGCGCGCCGCGATAACCACGGCCTGGGCTTTGCATCGCGCAACATGCTGGCGAACTGGATGGCCAGCGCCGGGGAGGTGAGCCGGTACAGCCGCGAGTCGACCATTCCGGTGCTGGGCCTGGAGGCGGAAGAGACCGACGAAGCCGTGGAGGCGCTGCGCCTGGGGTACGGGCACCTGCATGTGACGCTGATGTGCGTCTACATCAAAGACCTGGGCGTGGCGGGCACGGCCAGGCAGATGCGCCGATCGCCGGCCACCATCTATGCCTATCTGGATCAGGCCGACCGCTGGATTGAGGCCTGGCTGCAGGCCAAGCGCGAGGCCAAGGATGCGCAGCTGCAGCGTGTATCCACCCGCTTGTGAGGTCCGCCATTGACGCCTGGGGAGTTTTCCACCTTGTAGACCTGCGCTACATTTCAGGCAACTTGCTGTTGGTGTCCGCAACCACAGGCAGTAAGCCAGAAAGCCCCGCCAGTCCACCACCGGCGGGGCTTTTGTTTTTGTTGGCCTTCCCCTGGGGGTGTTGATGTCGGTAAGCGATCCGAAGGCTGCTGTGCGCCGTGCGTCGGATGACCGGCGTGGCAGTTCTAGCTCGCGTGGCTATGGCTATGCCTGGCAGCAAGCGCGCAGTCAGTTCCTGAGAGAGAACCCACTTTGTGCAGAGCACGCAAAACAGGGCAGGCCAGAGCCTGCTGTTGTGGTTGACCACATCGTGGCGCCACGGTTGCGTGAGGCCAAAGAGTCGGGCAACCCGGTCCGCATCGCTGAAGCGCAGCGGCTGTTCTGGTCTCGCAAGAACTGGCAGCCCTTGTGCAAGCACTGCCACGACTCGGTGAAGCAGCGGCTGGAAAAGTCGGGTCGGGTCGCGGGGTGCGATGCATCCGGCAGGCCCCTGGACCCGAACCACCCGTGGAATCGCGCCCGCTCCCAGGGGGAGGGGGGGTGAAAAACTTTCTACCTTTTTTGTTCAAGACCGATCGCCCCTCTTCGTTCGCAAAATCCGCGAAAAATGGGGAGGGGGGGGTCTGATTGGAGGCCGGTATGGCTGGCAATTCAAACTCTGGCCGCAGCGCAACGCCGGCCTTTTTGCAGTTGGTCAACGGCAACCCGGGCAAAAAAAATGTCGCTGACCTGCTGCGCGACATTGAAACGCAGACGGTGGGGGCGGCCGAGCCGCCCATGCCGGACTACCTCAGTCCTGCGGCCCAGGAAGAGTGGGGCCGCGTGGTGCCCGACTTGCTGGCCTTGGGCTGGGTGCACCAGCTGGACATGATGGCTCTGGCTTCCTACTGCGAAGCGGTGGCCGACTGGCGCCGGTTCCGTGAACTGATCAAGCAAAAGAACGCAGCCGATGCTGAGTCGGGCGATGTCCAGACCTATTCGACAGGCGCCAAGCAAATCAGCGTTTGGCGCCAGTTGGCAAACGACGCAGAAAAACGCGCGAACGCCGCTGGCGCGCTGTTCGGCATGTCCCCGCTGTCGCGGCGAAACATGAAGGCAGCGCCGCAGCCGCAAGGGGAGTTATTCGGCAATGAACCAAAGGCAGCCGCTAACCGATACTTCAGCTGACTGCCGCGTCTTCAAATTCGCGCGCCGCGTGCTGCAGGGGCGCATCATCGCTGGCCCGTATGTTCGGGCCGCGTGCAAGCGCCACATCCAGGACTTGAAGACCGGCCACAAGCGTGGTTTGGTCTGGAGCCAGGAAGCTGCAGATCGGGCGATTGGATTTTTTGAGGAAGTCCTCAAACTCAACGGCGGCGACTACGAAGGCAAGCCGTTTGTGCTGGCGCCCTGGCAGGCTTTCATCGTTGGAAGCCTGTACGGCTGGTACATGGATGACGGCTATCGGCGGTTTCGGGTGGTCTATATCGAGACCGGCAAAGGCTCTGGCAAAAGCCCGCTGGTCGCGGGCATCGGTCTGTATGGCTTGACCTCTGACGGGGAGCAGCGTGCGGAGATCTACGCGGCGGCCACCAAGAAGGACCAGGCGCAGATCCTGTTTCGTGATGCGGTTGCGATGGTCAACCAGTCACCGGATCTCAGCTCGCGCCTGGTGCAGTCGGGTCGTGACGACAAGGTGTGGAATCTCTTTTACGCCAACACGAACAGTTTCTTCAAAACCATCTCTGCCGACGAGGGGGGCTCGGGGCCACGCCCGCACATCGGGCTGATTGACGAGGTGCACGAGCACAAAACCGGCACCGTCATCGACATGATGATCGCCGGCACCAAGAACCGCCGCCGCGCCATGGTGATCATGATCACCAACAGCGGCAGCGACAAAAACACACCCTGCGGTCGATACCACGACTACGGTGCAGACGTGTGCACAGGTAAGGCCCAGGATGATCGGTTCTTTGGCTTCATCTGTTCGCTGGACAAAAACGACGACCCGATCAAGGACGAGGGCTGCTGGCCGAAGGTGAATCCTTCCCTGCGGTTCCGGCTGCCTGGTCAGCGTGAGGGCATCCCTGGATACGCCTACTTGCGTGCCCAGGTGCAAAACGCGCGGGGGATGCCTTCACTGCAGGCCAAGGTGCTGCGCCTGAACTTCTGTGTCTGGACGCAGGCCGAGTCGCCCTGGATCGACTGGGAGGCCTGGTCCGAGGCCGAGCAGAAATATCCGCTGCGTCTTTTGCGTGGCCGCCGGGCTGTTGGGGCGCTGGACTTGTCCAGTACCACCGACTTGACCGCATTTGTGCTGCTGTTCTTCCCGACGCTGGATGACCCGTTCTGGCGGTTGATGGCGTATTTCTGGATTCCAGACCATGACATCGAGGAGCGCGAAAGGCGCGACAAGGTGCCGTATAGAGAGTGGATTGCCAAGCGCTGGCTGGAGACTACGCCAGGCAAAGCGGTCAGCCGCCTGTTCGTGCTGCGCCGACTGAAAGCCATCTGCGACTACTTCGGCGCCGTGGAAAAGATCGGCTACGACCGATGGCGCATTGAAGACCTGTTGCAGCTGATGGCCGACAACGCCATCACGCTGCCGCCGATGGAGGGCTTCGGCCAGGGCTACCAATCGATGGGGCCGGCTATCGATGAATTCGAGCGGCGGCTGCTTGGCACTTCTGCTGCTGATGTCGAGAACGGCGCCATGGTGGTTTCGGCAGACATTGAGGTCGAGCGATTGATGCACGACGGTAACCCGGTGCTGACCTGGAACGCAGGCAATGCAGTGGTCACACACGACCCTGCCAACAACCGCAAGGTCGACAAAGCCAAAGCGATAGGCCGTATTGACGGCATTGTTGCCTCGGTGATGGCCTGTGGCATCAGCGGCAAGGGCCGTGTCCTGAGTGGCCCATCAATTTATGACCAAGGGGTAAAGATATGAGGTTTCCCAAAATCAGCCCCCGTGCTTTGCTGGCCGCTTTGTCGCTGGTGTGTGGGGTGCTTGGCTTCGGCCTGGTGGTCTGGGGTGTGTGGCTGGTCCACCAGCCCACCGCCATGGTCGTGGCTGGGCTTTCGCTGCTGGCCTACGCCTGGCGGGTGGATCGTGTCGTGTCCATGCTTGGGTCGTCGGTGGGTCGAAAGGCTGGTGGCTGACGTATGTTCTTCACATCCTTTTTAGAAGGCAACGTCGGCAAAGTTTCCGATGCCAGCAGCTCATTTTGGCGTGGACTGATCGGTTCAGCCGGTAGCAGCAGTGCAGGGGTGCGCGTCACGCCCGAATCTGCCCTGGCCCTGCCTGTCATCCAGAACTGTGTGACTCTGCTGGCCGAAAGCCTGGCGCAGTTGCCGCTGGAGTTGTACGAGCGCCAGGATGGTGGGCAGCGTCAGGTGGCGGTTGATCACCCGCTGTATCAAGTCCTGCGCTACAAGCCGAACCCGTTCCAGACGCCTTATGACCGGGTCGAGCTGTCGCAGATGTCGGCAGGCCTGCGTGGTAACAGCTACTCGGTGATAGATCGCGGTGACGATGGCCAAGTGCGTGAGTTGTGGCCGCTGGATACCGACAAGGTGACCGTGCTCAAGGGGCCTGACCTCTTGCCGTATTACCGGGTGGCCGGTGTTGCCGATCCCCTGCCCATGCGGCTGGTGCACCATGTGCGTTGGCACAGCCACAACGGCTACGTGGGGCTGTCGCCCATGCAGTTGCAT